TGCGACATTCGCTACTCCTCATCATCGAACGGCCACAAGTCGCGCAGCGCCGCGCTCCAGCTGCCGCGATAGATGCGCATTGCCACAAGCCACACCACGCCGATCAGCGCGATGCCCGCTGCCACGTACCAGAATGCCGCCGACAACTCAGACACTCGTGCCAGGATCATGCCGTACCCTCCCAGCGCCAGCCCTGCTGCAATCGCCGCCAGGCCGATGCTGCGTGATACCAGCACCAGGGCGGCCGCACCCCCGGCCACCAGCAGGCCGCCGACCCAGTACAGCGAGCGAATCACCCCGCCGTAGCGCTCCAGCCTGTCCACCGCCGATGTCAGGCGCTCGATGGTCGCCTGCGCCTGATGCACCTGCTGAGCTGCCGTGCGCATGCTCGCATGCACGTCACGCAGCTGCTGTGCATCGTTTTCCAGACGCGGTGCAACCGCCGCAGCCTTGGGATCATTGGACGTCGCAACGACGCGAGCACAGCCGCCGACGTCATCGGCGACGCGCTCGACCGTCGCGCTCATCTGCGTGATATCGTGCTGTGCGATTGCAGCTGCCGTGGCGCCGTAGTCGCGGCGCTCACCCGTACAGCCGCCAAACCACAGCAGACACGCCAGCAGCAGCAGCGCCAGCCGCTGTGTGTGCACGCGCAGCAGCGTCGCTGCATGCGCTGCCGCGACGTCGCAGGGAGTAGCGACGAGGCCATCGTTCTCAACGACCTCGTACTGCACCCCGCCATCGACGATAATATCGCCAGCAGCCGGAGTAATACTGCCGAGGTCGTCGGACCAGACCACGTAATCGCGGAACTGTGCGACTACCACAGCGCCATCGCCAAGCGTCTGCTCGACGTTGCTCACATCGACGATTGCGCGGACATCGACGGCTTGGTTTGCGTCGCCGCCAGGACGATACTCGACCTGCTGCGCCAGTGTCGCGAGGCGCTCAACCTGCCACTCCATCGCAGCAGCGAAATCCATAGCTACTTGATTCCAACGATCACCGTCGTTGCAGCCTGCGCCGCAGCCTCGATGGCCGGACCGATGTACGTGTTGCCCGTCGCCGTAGTCGTCACCGCTCCAGCCGTCGCGTCCCAGTAGCACGCTGCGCCCTGAGTGATGGCGACATTTGCCTTAGGCATCTCCGCCTTCGCCATCACCGGCCCGATTACGGTGCCCGTAGTGCCGGCCGCAATCGGCGACGGAGCAACACAAACCATCGTGCCGATCACCACGACATCGCCTGCGTCAACGTCAGACTCCGGTGTGTACGGAATCCTGCAACCACTCGATACGATTGTCGCGCTCATTGCTATTTACCTCCGTTATCAGGCGCCTGCGGACTTCACCCCGGCACGCCACTCGGCAGCGGCAACGCCGATATCCCAGTACACGCGCCACGTCATGCCAAGCACATTTGCAGTTGCGTCCAACCCAAAGTATTCGACGGTCGGCGTCTCCTGCCCGCTCAGGTAAGCAATCTCGTAGCACGGCACCGCCGTCGGACGCGCGAAGAGATACCACGCTGTCGCGCTGCCAGCATCGAGCCACGGCGAGACGACCGGCGCGCCGCCGAACTGACCGGCATAGATGTTGGTATTACTCCGCACATCGAGCGTGGTACCACCCGATGTGATGAGCGTGCTGCCAGGAGCCAGCAGCATGCGAGCCGTCGCCTCCAGAGCCGCCGGAACCAGCAGCAGCGAGGGCGTCAAGCCCATGTAGTCGCCACCGGCATCGGCCAATTTGCGGAATGCGGCGATGGCCGCGGACAAGCCCGTCACGCCAAGAGCGGAACTCGTGCCGCTCAGATAGTTGCCGCGCGCCGTCGTGAAGTGCGACGCGCCAGCGCCGCTGCTGTTGATCAAGGTGAACAGGGCTTTCTCGCGTGCAGCCAGCGCCTTGCGACCAAGAATCGTCACGGCGCGACGGAAAGCACCCAGGTCGTCGTTGACGAAATCGGTGCGCGAGATCGAGAGGATCGCGCCGAGCGTTTCCAGTTTGCGAGTATAGCTCTCCTCGCCCACGGTCAGGTGCTTCAGCTCGCCACCGGCCGGCACTGTCTCCAACTCACCGCTGATCCCAAGCGAGTAGACGGTATACGTGTGAAACGTGGTGTGCAAAGCCCGGCCAGCCACGACGGGCGCCACCCACTCAGGCTCAGCCGCCATCTCCGCGAGCACCTTGTTCGCCACCGAACCGAGAATGCCCCCGAGGGACACAACGCTTGTCACGCCAGCCGTAATATCGCCACAGCCCCAGCGCGCAACGTCGAGCCAGTTGCTTGCCGTGATGCGCTGGCGACCGCTGTAACCATTGTGCGCCGCGCACTGCAACGCCAGCTCAGCCAGGCCGATCTGCTCGCCAAACTGCTTGCTCGCGGCGTTCAGAGCCTGCTCGCCGCACTCACGCAGGATGGTGCGCTCGGGCAGCCTGAGGGAAAGCATCGCGGCGGCTTTCAATACGTCGCCAATTCTCGCGCCTCCGCCGCCAATGCCGATAATCCCACCATGCGGCTGCACCGCAGGGCGCTCGCGCAGCAACGTCATTTCCAAATCGCGCGCATGCTGACCGGCCTGCACGGCCGACTTGTAGAGATCGAGAACGCGCTGAAGCACGCTCGACGGACACTCACCGCCGTAGTCGCGCTTCAATTCCGCGACAAAGCGTGTGGCCACGTCCTTCAGCTCCTCGACTCGATGTGCCTCGGCAAGTTCCGCTTCAAGCGCCGCAGCCGAAGGGATGCTCGCCGGAGCGGTCGCTTCCACGATTTTTGATTTGGACTCCTCGCTCATAATCTTGTCCTCCACTTTGGGCGCCGCGGCCGCTATTTGCATTTGCGTCGCCGCATCAGCACCCAGAACCACACATGAAATTTCACGCAGTCGAGCCTGCCGCACCACTGCGACAGGACCAGCAACTTTGCGCCCGTTTACCGTTACCTCCTGACCTTCATCCACAAATTCAACCTGCTCCGACTCACCGCCAATGCTCAGCTGCCACTTGTACCCTGCGCGCCACAATGCCAGCACCTGGCGCGCCCGCTCGCTCGTCACAAACAATCGCCCACGCGCGACAACGCCATCGTCATCGATATCAATTGCATCAGTCACGCCAAGCACGTTGTCCGGCGTAGCCTCGTGACTTGCAAGCAACGGTATCTGCTGCGTCGACGTGTCGATGCCGTTCAGATCGACCACGACGGGCACGGCCCAGCCTTCAATGCGCATCGGCCGGCCGGAGTAAGCACGGCACACAAACGAAACGTCGCCCGTCGGCGCCGTTGTGCTTTCAGACGCCTGCAAGTCGATCTCAGCTGTCAGCGCAAACGACTCGTGCGCCTTCGATTCGGTGCGATCATCGTCAAGACCAAGCGCACGCCGATGCGCCTGCAGATGACGGATGACAGCCGCGTCGGCCTTCTCTCCGCTGCGCGCACCCTGGGCGGCGGCCCATGCCGCGTTCAACCCGCCACGGTGCAGATACAGCGTGCCAGTCGTGTAGCGGCCGTTCTCATCGGGATCGCCACCATTCTGAACCCAATGATGCGGATATCGCCACGTGCTCACCTTATCGGGCACGCCAGTATCAGCGAACGCAATCCGCGGCAATCGCGTCTTATCAACGCTGCCCCAGTCGGGCTCGCGATCTGCTGTCTTGCTGTTATGAGAAAACGCCATGACTACGACTCCTCCACCACTGGTATGCGCTTGCCGTTATTACCGCCGGTCGGTCGCGTGATACTGCCGCCGCCCGGCGCGATAGGCGGAACCTTGCCCATCGCAAACGCAAACGCCTGCTCCAACGTCAGCCCGCGGCCGGTCGCGTAATCGATCAGGTAATCCCACTCACGCGCGCGCTGTTCAAACTCGCGCTGCCAATCCGCGCCCTCTGTGGCGTAGTGCCGCTTTGCCGTAGTCAATCCGGCCTGGTACAGCGTCGATGTTGCGTCGGCCACGCGGCTCGGATCAGTGTGCTCGCCAATCGCAGGCCAGTACCACTCGTGCGACGGATACGACGGCAACTCCACATTGAGCACGGCCGCGGCTTCGCGCATGAACTCGACCAGCACCTTATCCAACTGTCTTTCAAGAGCATCGCGCGCAACTTCGATTGCGCGGTAATACGGTTGTGCATCGAGTTGGCCCGAGGCAAAATTTGCACCGGTCGCATCGCATGCGGCCACGTGGTATGGCATGCACAGTGCGCGCGCGATTTCGCGCACAAGTGTGCGGATGATCATTTCATATTGCGAGTTGGGTTGTTCAGTTTTGACTTGTTCCGCTTCCCAACCTTCGGGAATGAAAATCGCCGCACCCTGCTCAATGTCCATCATCGTGCCCGGCTCAACTGGCGCGGCGCTGCCGCTCGGCGGCATGGTTGTCTTGAACACGAGCGCGAACGACGCGGCCGCCTCTGCTGCCGTGAGCGTAGCACGCGTGAACCTGGTGAGGTGCTCAAACTGAATCAGCGCCGGAGCCAGCTCCGGCACACCGCGATACTGCTCCGGCCTGTCCTGGCGGAACCAGTGCATCACACGAGCAGCGGGCACGACGATGACCTCGCGTGATGGATTCGGCCCATAGGGATGATCACGCAAAATCTCATATGCCACCGGCTCGCCGATTTCATTGAGCCGGATGCCATCCACGCGCCGCTTGTCGGGCGTAATCAGGTCCGGCGAGGTCACACGCTCGGCGTCAATGAGCTGCAGAGTCAACTGCACACTGGTCGGTAGCGTCTGCGATGTGGTGAGAAGCGCAAACGCCTCGCCATCACGCGCGCGGGTGATCGTCATCGTTCGCAATTTGCCCGCGAGATCGACAGCGGCCGACCACGTGTTCCACATCGCCTCGATGCGCTGGTTCAGCCTGTCGTCGCCGAGATCGATTTGCAGCCGCGGCCCAACGCCGATCGTGTGATGCGCGAGCGTCTGAAGCATGCCCGCGGCATACGCGTTGTTCTGCGCGATGTACCGCGAGCGTGCACGCAACGTGGCGCGCACAGATGGCGAGTTGCCCGACTCGGCGCTGGACAAATCCGCGTAGGCCCAGAAGCGCTGGTTCTGTTCTGTCGTCTGCGCCGCGTCGTACCTGCCACGCACCAGCATAGTGCTGCCGCTGCGACGACCGAACACGTTCGCGAGGATGTTTCGCCACCAGGCCACTATTCCACCTTCGTGTCACAGATCGCGGCCGGCATGCGCAGCAGCGCGATGCGCAAGCACGTCGCAGGATGCACAGCGTCAGCTGCCTTCGCGGCGCGCAAATATCTATCAGCCTCGATACGGTCGCGCAGCGGGTGCTCCTCGACGGTAGCAGCGCTGTTGCGAACCGAGCGCAATCCTTTGGTTGCAGACGTAGTGATGTTGTCGATGATCTCACTCATCGTCACAACTAAACGTCCGCCGATTTGGAAAATCAATTGCGATTCTGCGAGTCGCTATCGGAGGGGGTATATGTGCCCCCTGGGGTCTGCCAGAGAGGACGTTCGTAGGTGGTTATGCGCCGGCCGCAATGCCGACATTCACGCCGACGCCGAATCCAACCGTTGGCCGACGGGTCAGTTTTGATCACGATGAAATGCCGACAGCCGCAGACCGGGCATTCAATGCCGCGAGGTTTTTCGTCTCGGCTCATCGTCGCACTACTAGCTTGCGCCGCGCCGTCAGGTCCGCCGACGTGAGCACGCGACGCGGCGGCTCTGGTGCTGCGCCGGCAACTTGGCATCCGTCGATCGACGCCAGCACCGTGGCCATTACCAAAGCGTCCCACCAGTGATTGTCGCGTGCGCCCGGGCGCAATCGCCATTCATCGACGAGACGATCGCGACCCTGCACACGCGTTGCGTACTCCGCCAAGAGATGCTCGAAAAACTCGCGATGCTCTGTCGGCGACGTGCCGCAAATCGTCAGGCCGCCACGATCACCGGCCGCAAGCAGTCGCGTTGCAACAAACGTTTTCCAATAGTTCGTGTCGTACAGCACGTAGCGTATTGCTCGCTGGCGTGAGCCGACAAGCAGCCAGTTGTTGCCGATGGTGTCGCCCGGCTTGCGTGTGTAACGCGACATCGGTGTGGCGCTGGCGCCGACATATTTGCCATGCATCGGCAACAATATCGACGCTTGTGCATGCTGACGACAGGCTGCGTACACAGTATCGGTAACCACTCCCCACGATGCATCGACGCCAAGACGTGAGATACGCAACCGCACACCATCGGCGCGCGGATATTCACGCGACAGCAGCAGATCGAACAATGCATGCAGGCCGCGGTAAATCTGGCCTTCAAGACCAACCGACGGAAATTGATCTTGCAGCGTCCGTCGTATCTCTGTAAATCGTCTCTCGCCTTGCTCAGGCCAAACGCCATAATCGACAATGGCACCCGTGTAATTGTCGGCCCAACCCGTGAGAGTCCAGTACAGCACCTTCGCTTGCACATCAATTGCCGCAGTCAAATGCGTTGCTTCAACTGGCACAATGCCGCGCTGTATCGCGTTGATTGCACGGTCCAGGTCAGCCGGCGCGATCGTCGTCGCATCGGCGCTCACGGCCTCGGCCTGCGGCTCGTTTTGACATTCGGCCCAGAACACACGCTCATCGCGCAGGCGCAGGTTCATCGCGTGCTGAATGCCCGAGATTTCATCACGCTCATAACGCTCCGGCCAGGCAACATCGGCGCCCTCATCCATCTCAGCACGATGCGCGCGATAGAATTCCGTCGCCTCTCTGATATCTCCGTGCTTGCGCAGACTTTCCGCACGAATCTCAGCATACCTCGACCACANCGCGTCGCTCGTCGGAAATGCATACACCATCTTGCATTTCTCGCCGCACCATTCCGGATGGCGATCGCGATCAAGGAACGTCGCAGCCAGGTCGCCAGGGCGAATCACAGTGCACGGCATAATGGCCGCTATCTCGCGATCCGGCCCCGACAATCCCAGCACAGCGCCGCTGATAATGCGTTCGCGCGTGATGCATTGCGAGACGCTGCGCGCCGACTCGTCGGTTTGCGGGTCGTCGAGAATCACGAGCGACGGACGAACCATGCGGCCATCAGGGCGGCGGTATTTCATACCGCGGATGCGCCCGGTAATACCGGCAACGCGCACGATGGCGCCGGAAGCACGGCTGCCTTCGATTGTTGGCAGAACAATTTCATCGTTACTCCAAATGATCGCCGTGCGCTTGCCGCGATACAACTGTCCTGCACAACGTTTGTTGATCCCTTCCAGCGCACGCACTGGCATACATACTTCCGGGAAATCCTCTGCAAGTAGTTCGTTTCGCTCGATCTCCGCCTTGATGGAGTCGAGCATTTCGCTTGCGTGACGTTCTGTCGCACCGATGAGCGCGACAAACTCGCGATGCCCGTAGAGCGTTGCCCACAGCGACGCGATTTCGCACAGAGACGTTTTACCGGAACCGCGCGGCATCGCGATGGCAAACAGTCCACCGCGAAGAACTACGGTCTCGATGCGCGCGATCACGCGCAGATGATCGCGGCTCCACGGCAACGAGAAGATGCGCGGAAAATAAACTTCGCAGAACGTTTTGAAGTCGCGTTCAGCCGCGGTGCGCCGTTCGGGATGCGCAACGGCTGGCAGTTCGCCAATGTCGCGCCCGGCGAGCGACATCGCGCGCACGCGCGCTGCGGCATTGGCACGATGCGTTTCATAGTCAGACCGCTGCGACATCAGAGTTCAACTGTCGCGATGAGCGTTGTTTCGAGCCTTACCGCTTTTGCCGAGGTTACCGTATCCTCCATTTGCTTTCCATCGATACACGACGGAGGCGATTTTTGACTTGCCCCCAAAATACGGAAAGGGCGCTCGTAGAGTCGTCATGCCAAATGATTATACACCGGAACAGCTGGCCCGCGCAGCGAACAATCAGTTCCAGCAGCAGCTGCCGCCTGGCCAGCCACAATCCAGCAGCCGGCACGTCGGCAGGCTCGCCGGCTCGTAGCGGATGCCGCAGTATTCCAGAATCAACGCGATGACTTCATGGTAGGCTCTATCGACAGCCACTGCCGGCGCCAATCCTTTCTCAACCTCCAGGATGATTCGATACTGCCAGTACAACCGGCGCCATTCAGCCGGCCAGGTCTCCAGCACCTCGGCCAGCCGGCGGCTTGTCGCCTCCAGCAGCGGCACCAGATTAGCCCTAGCCAGCGATAGGCGCTCCACCAGGTCGGCCGGCAGGGGCTCCGGCGACCAGCACAACAGCCGGCCAGCGTCCGCCGTGACGGTCGCCCGGGCCTTCGCCAGGTCGTCGAGAAGTCGTAACATATCACAGATTCAGGGTGCTGCCGCTGCTGGGCAGCCGCTCCGGCTCCTGGGCCGGCGGCGTGCCAGGGGCGGGTTCTGGCGGGGCCTTGCCAGGGGCCGCAGGGGCGTCGCCCCCGCCTTCAGCTGCGCGCGCGTCTACAGCATCGACATTGACAAAACCCGTTTCCGGCCCCGCCGCGGGGGGTTTTGTCAATGCCGCAGGGGGTTTTGTCAATGCCGCAGGGGCGTTCAGGCGAAAGATTCGCGTGGGCCGGCCGCCCCTGGCGTTGGGGCCTTGCTGTTCCCACCGGCCCACGCCGGCTTTAACCAGGTCGTCCAGGGCCGCTTCGGCTTCCCCGGCCGTGCGATGCCGCCAGCTTGTCCGTTGAATCTCCCGAACCGTCACGGCCCCGCCCTTGCGCTCAATCAGTTCCACCAGCCGCCGCCGGTCCCGTTTTTCGGGGCTTTCATCGAGAAGTGGATAGACGCGCTTGGTCTCGTTGGCGAACCATCGTACCAGCGCTATGCCGGCTCGCATGCTCTCGGCGTCGAGTTTCAGTGCATCGATGGACGTATCCATAACACTGCGGACGCAATGCACCACCAGGGCCAGCCGGGCCGCGTAACCTTCAAGCTTTGACCACGCCGCGGCAAGGTCGCCAACCATCTCGCGCTGTTCCTCGTTATGTTCGTTGTAAAACTCAACCCAGAGGCGCTTCGCCTCATCGGACAGCGTCACTATCTGCGGCGTCATTTCGGTTTTGTCGCCGCTGGCAGGCTCCAGGTCGTACAACTTGCCGAACAGCTCGTCGATACGGTCCTCAAGTTCGGGCGGGGTCTCGGCTTCGGTCCACCGTTTTTCACGTCGCGGCGGATACACCACGAGCAGACGCGCCAGCAGCCCGTTTTCACGATGTTCCTTCCCGATAGCGCATCGAAACGCGTCCGGCGTCATGGCACCTGTTATCGATACACTCGCTCTCCACACGTAAATGTGCTTCGGCTCGCCGGTGCGCCGGTCCACTTTTAGCGCTTGCGCGTGAAACATGAATAACCACCGCGGCGCGTCATGGGCGGCGGCTTTCTGCCGATAGCGGTCGAACGAACCGAACCAGGTGGCCAGTTCATCGCATTCCAGCAGCACACCACGCGGTTCATCTTGCAGTATCTCGGCCAGGGACTCGATTGTTACGTCATGGCACACGCAATGACCAAGTCGGGGTTCCTCAGGCTTCTGCGGCTTCTCCGTCAACAACGCGTTACCTCTCGGCGGCCGCTTCCATGATCGAAGCTGTTCTTCGTATTCGGCTAGACGGATTTTGTATTCTTCTCGTTTCGCCTTGTACTCGTCATTCAACTCCTTCTGCCGCTTATGGACCGGCCGGAGGGCCGCGCGAAGAGCAGGGCTTTTCTGTGTGCCGGATTCACCGATAATCGCGGTCCACAGAATGGCCGGCTCTGTCCATCCTCTCTTAAGCTGAATAGCCCGGCTATTCCCGATGGCCGCGGCCGCTCCTGACAGCAGGGGCACCGCGACATGCGTTTCATCACAGCCTATCGCGCGCGCCGCCACCTGCACGTATTCTCGCATCGGCTCGGGCAGCACCTCGGTCGGGAACGGCGTGAACGGCGTGAACGGCTCGATTGTCGGGCCGGCAGCTAGGTCTTCGGGGCGCACAGGCGGGATTGTCTCGGCGGTTTTGAGAATCCACTTCCTCAGGTCCGCCGGCGTTGCCGAATCGCCCAGGGGCAACCCGCACCACGTTTCCGATTCCACCACGTCGGCGATATCGCCTCCCTCCGGCAGGTCTCGAGCGTAGCCCGCCAGCCGCAGTATGCGAACGTCAGCAGCCCCGGCCGCCTGGGCCGCTTTCGCCACGTCCTCGGCGTAGGCCTCGCCGGGCTTGTCGTTGTCGGGCAGTATCACCACGTGCCGGCCGGCCAGGGGCGTCCAGTCCGTCATGTTGGCCGCCTGCGCACCGCCGGCGGACGTTGTGGCCA